CCTATAAATGCCCGTCCTTGGGCTGGCTAGAAAGTTAATCCAATAAATAAGCAGAGACAGATCCCGCAGCACCCGCCGTTAAATTCACACGAACGAAATTACCCATGGCTTTTAATTTCATCCAAGATTCACCCGCCGTGAAAGCAGTAGACACAACATTGGTTGTAAAGGCTGTGTCATCCGCAAACTGTATATTGCCTGCTCTGTCGCTATTGGCAGAGTGCATAACAGCAACTACAATCTGAGCACCACCTGTTGCTTCAAATGGTTCCGCCCCGGCTTGTCCTGCGCGAAGATCGACAGACGCGCTATTACCCGATGAATGACCCTCAATAATGTTTTTAATACGCATAATGACTCCTTAGGCTATGGCCATGACAGCATGGGCGTTTCTCCGGTTAGTGCATAAAGCACCTTTCCAGGTTAGCGCCCAATAATGTACATAGCGGTTGTATTGACGTGGAGGTTTGCGCGTTACCATATTATGACCTTGTGCTGGACGAAGCCTTAGATGGCGAGTGTTAATAAAATAACAACGCTTAACCCATGTGGTAGCCGGACTATCGAGTGTATCAACTTCCTTAAAATCCGGGTCCCAGATAATCGGTACACCTTTAAAATGAAATCCAGAATCCGTGCCGTTGGTATTAATTCCAGCATCCCAATTCTGTTGGCGTGTAGGATCGATTGTGTAGCGCCCAAAACTCGTTGAACGAATAGCTTGTCGATAAGTATCAATGAAGGTTTCGCCCGCAATGATTTTATCTGGCCGTCCACCCTGTCGAGTACATTCACGCCATGCGATTTCCATTTCGTCCAAAAGAGTCGATGCCGTTAGCCCGGTCTTGACATAATTACGCCAGAAAGTATTTGTAACAGCATTAATACCTCCTACATCCGTTTGTGTGGATGGGGAAAGGTTAATTAAATGATCGATGCCCTCAATAGCTTCGCTTGAGCTAGATCCGTCTCTGTGAAGGTCTTGGTCAAATCGTTCTTCAAAGCCTAAACGTAGAACGTCGAACTCTTCTTCTAACAGATTGGTAAGCTGTAGGACTTCGGCGCGTGTTGCATTCTTACCTTTGCCGCTATCCGTAACCACAATACCGTTTTGAAGTAATCGATCTTCATCAAGATAAAAACCATCATGCGCACCGCGCCAAGGGAAATTAGATTGCTCGATAGACTGACGAGAGTTATAGGTAACTTGCTGGGCACCGTAGTACCACTGAAAGTTATTTTGATTACTGGTTCGTAGTTGCTCGACAACAAATTGTTTAGCGCCAGGAAACTCCTTGGCTTTATCGAGCAAACATTTAAGAAGTGGCCGTTCAACATTGTAGTTGTCGATTGGCTTATTTTTGACGTAGAAATCCAGGCCAATTTTACCGGCATCTGTGATTTCTTGGGCTGTAAAAGGCATAACGCACTCCAAACAAAAAAAGTTGTTAACTTCTTCATTTGGGCATGCGAAACCCGTACAGCACTACCGGACGCGACCCCGGCGATAACAGCTAGAAGGCTATAAAATATATATACTATTTAACTTATAGAAAGTCAATTATTTATCAGATAAAGCTTATATACCAAAATGAGACATTAAAGCATCTTGCACCGTTTTAGGTGCTGATACTCCCGTGTTAATACCTGTTGATGTTATAGGCTGATTTCCTGGTGCCGGGGGCTTGCGACTCTGTGCAACAGCTTTTTTAATTGATGCATAAGCATTCAAAAATGCATTGCCCCACTCCTCAGGAGCCAATGTTTTAGCCATCTGTTGTAATTGCGGCATCATGACTTCTTTTAACTGTGCATAATCAGGGTCTTTTGCTGTCAATTCTTGCTCATATTGATTAATAAGATTTGACGCATTATTGACCCGTCCTTCCCACTGTTGGCTTGCATTATTCTGCTGCTCAATTCTCTGCTGGTTTTCCGCCAGTGCTTGCGTTGCCCTTTTAGAATTCGCTATCTGCAAAGCATCCTCAGGTGTTAATTCAAAATTTTCTACACGTTGTTTAAGGTCTGGGAATTCTGCTAACAAATCGACTCCTGGCACCTGTTCGCCTATGGCCTTAGCTAATAGTTCGCGCTGTCCGTCCAGTGTCTTAAGTGCATTTTGCACCTGAGTTTTATCTCCTGATTTAATAGCCCTGAAGTATTCAAGTGCTTGGCCGAATTCCTCAGGAGTTGCAACCTCAGATATCATGCCTCGTAAGTCGTTAAACTGTTTGGTTGTTGTTTCATATTTTTCTGAAACGCTTTTATATCCATCCGTTAACCGTTTAAAGCGTTCTTGTCCGTCATCACTCAACCCTTCGGGAGTTTTTGTTATATCATCCTGCTCCGCGTTATCCTTAACCTGTGGCTTGCCAATGTCATCTGTATCGGGTGATTTAGTTTCTTTTAATTGTGCAATATTTTGCACATTATCCCTGGGTTCTTGGTCTTGCTGCTCCTGTGTTTCTGTCTCTCCTGTGTTAACTTCCGTTGTGCCACTTTCTTCAATGGTCCCGTTTTCTACTAACGCTTTCTCCATTGATTCAGCCAGAGTTGGACCATCATTACTGGATTCTTGCTCGGTAGTATTTACCGGTTGATCCGGTTCAGTGGTTGGATGCTCTTGTTCAGTAATATCTTGATTCGCATTTTCTAGCGACATATCAGTTTCCTGTGATTGAGTTCAATATTTGTTGAATTTCAGGCTGAGGTTGTTCTGCTCCTTGTTGTAGATCGCCTTGCTGAGGCCCAATTTGATTGCCTAAAGGATTAGTTTGCTTAGCCAAAGAAGGAATAAAGCGGTCAACGTCTATCGTATCGTCCATGCGCGAAACAGTCTCCTTTAATGTCTCAATAATATGTGATACATCTATCCCTTGGGCAGACATTTGTAATATTTGAGTCTGTATCTGATTTATAACAGGCATAATTTCCGCCCATTGCTGTTTTTCCTTCAGTTGATTAGGTTTGCCAGATGTGCCCGATCTAATAGAAATCGATATTTTATCAAAAACCTGCTCTTTACTTAGTGCCATGGGCCAGCTTTGAAAGGCTTCTGGACCAATATATTTAACAATTTGGTCAGGTGTCCATTCCTGCAATAATATCTCGCAAGCAGCTATTGCCATATCGTTTATCCATGCCTCAATATTATCTCTCATCTCAGCAGTACGGGTTTCAAGTCCTTCATTTAACAGCTCAGCCTCACCTAGTGTTTTACTCCGCCCAATAGACGACCTTTGCGCATCGGGCAATCCTGACATCATATCAACATCACGCAATATAGGAGATGTGTCATAGATGGCTGGATTATAAGGTGGATTCTGCGCAGCCGTTATGACATCAGATATGGGTCTCCCGCCCGCGTCAACAATGACTATTTCACCTAAAGTCGCATCCTTATGTCTTTCTAAACTGTCCTGCTCAGTCGTTTTATCTGCAATCCATGTGGGTATAGATACTTCTCTATGCTCCGCTTGTTGCGTCCTGATTGAGTTGTATTCGTCTGTTAACTCCCTAATCAGTGTAATCAAATCAAGACCCAAAAACTGGCCATCGACATCATAAAAGGATAACGGGAAAAATGGGTACCAACGCTCTGGTTGTGATTCTGGCTGCATAGGTTCTTTAACAAACTCCTTAACGCCATCAATCATAGTGTAAACGGTATAATCGTCCTTATCCCACAGCTCATACACTTTGACAATAGGATCTTCAACGCCTTGAGTTCCAGATTTAACGATAGTGCTGCCAGCCCGGTTCGACTCCCCTTTTTCAATATGCATTTCTTCCCAGGTATAGGTTGTGGCACTTGATAAATCTACACCTGGGAATCTAGCCTTGGCTTTGCTCATAGGGATAGGGATCACATGAGTAAGCCGTCTAGCCTGTAAAATGTCACCTATTTCCATGATGGCCGGATCAACCAGAAGATGCTCTGGCATAATCCGTTGAAGCGATAATCCTTGCCGAACAGGGACTTCGATCTCTCGTTGAAGCCCTTCAACCATGTTTTTTAGCCTCAGCAGTTCAGCCTCATCATCAACCCGCTCTAATGGATCTGTTAGCGACTGTATTTTCTCCTCGAGCCTAGCAATATTATCCTGCTCATCTTCAATACGATTTACTGTTACAGGATCATTAAAATAATCCCTTTGATAAACAAGTTTTGTCCAAGCAATTTTTGTGGTTAATGCGCCGCGAATACACCTTTTAGCAATCGGCTTAAGGTTAGTTTTGTCAATAAATGCTCGGTTTATTGCTGTTTCTAGCGAATGTGATAAGGATTTAATAGCCTGGATTTGATCTTGTGACACACCTTCTGACGGGAAAACCGATATATCGGGATTACGGGCGTAGATATGCGGCAATAGAGCGTGTAAAGTAGAAAAGCATAAATTCGCCCTAACTGCCCCGGATTTGTCGTCTTCATAGCCCATCTTGCCCGATAAGTATTCCCTATTAGCCTTCATGATTTTGAAATCATCGGCCCAAAACTTTTCCACACTATGATTCCATTCCATCAGCTTTTTGCATAAAGCTTGGTCCTGTTGATTAGGCTCCTGACTCTGTGCTTTTGCTGTTGACTCCAGGCCCAAAGAAGTCGGTGACTGCGAGTTTATTTGATCACTGTTTTGATATTCGTTCATTACTGTACACCACCCACAACACCGCTACTCACGTCTAGCTCGGACTTATCACCTTTTATCGAAAATTGGCTAGAAAATTGTTGCTCAGCAATAGCGTAAAGATCCTCAGCATTTTCTCCAATCAAATCTCTGATCTCGTGTTTATCCATTTGACAGCTAAGTGATGCTCGCATTATGGCAAGCAGTAAGCCGTGAATGGCTACAAGTGGATGTGTTTCCGATTCTATAAGTTTTGAAAGAATTACATTGGCCACTGTATTAACCTGCTCACCGGGTTCTCCGTGCATAGAGTTTCTCGACTCCCATTTTAATTGAGCAGACTGATTAATGCCGTTTATACCTAGATTTTTTCTCACGTTGCTCCTCGGTTAGTAAATAATCAAACGTTCCAGGTTTTGGATTAGTGATAGCTTTAGGGGGCTTACCTAAAGCATGCCTTGATACCAAGCTATACCGAAATTCATCAAAAACGTGGTCCTCTGCATCCGTGTCGATATCCTCTAATCTTTTAGGATCACTTGGGATTGATGGCACCGTCCGTATGAAATGCCTACAGGATCTAAACACTTTGAATCTATCGTTACGTAGCATACTGGTGACAACCTGAGCGCCAGATATTCTTGATCGTGGACCTTTCCTACACTTGACCCAGGTCACGCCTTCCTTCAGAAAAAGACTATGGATGGTATTGCCGCGCCCATCATCACCCCAAATAGACGAATCAGCCGGGCAATTAATGAATGCCACGCCCTTATTAATCTCATCCGCCTCAATTTGTTTTATCTGCCTTGCCACCTGATCAGCAGTTTCTTGGGAGCCGACATTAGGCTTGCCTCCGTAGCCGTACAGCTCTCGATAGCGGTAGATCACACCATCATAATCTTGGGTATACCAGCCCACGCTATAAGGTGCTTTATATCCCCAATCCATGGCCCGCCAATGTCGCCAATGAGAAGGTATTTTAAAGTCATCTATGATATGCCTATCACTTGACCAAACATCAGAAAGGAACCCACCGGCTGAAACATTCCAGTCGCCATCAAGCCACGCCTTCACCAGCCAATCCGGGCCTGACAATTTTAGGTTTTGAATATAACCAGGGTCATTGTTCATTAGAATTTTATTATCGGACAACTTAGACGGGATGAAGACCCGCCAAACTTTAATGTCACCAACAGAAGCCTCAAACGGGATGCCGGGTTCTGCTGCATCTATGTAACGATCCTTAACCCAGTTATGCCCTACTCCACCCGGATTGCCCGATGACAGCAAAAAACATGGAGTGCCATAAGCATCACGTAAACACGCCCTAATTTTGTCTATCGGTGCGGGTGATGGCCAGTTAGGGAGTTCGTCGAATGCAATCCAATTATATTGGTGCCCTTGGTAGCCATCAACATCAGAATCTCTGTCTAAATGCCTTAACCGTAAAGTTGCCCCACTTGGAAAAGTAAATTGATGCTTATCACCCACATAACTAGCACCGTGGATGAGAAACATTGCTTTTGCTTGATCAATCACCTCTTCAAGCTCTGGGTAAGTGCGCCGAAACAAAACGCCACGCGCTTTATTCCCATGTCTCGCCCAATGATTGAGGAAATGCCCGAGCAATCCAGAAGTTTTGCCACCACCTCTGGCACCACCGTAAAATATATCTTTAATCGGGCATCGTATTAATGACGTTTGCGGTCCAGGTTGCGGCAGCCAGTGGGTTACGTCTTCTGGTTTGGTTTTGACTGCTGCCATTCAGTAAACTCTTCTGGGGTTTGAAACTGTGGTATTGGGTTAATAGTGAGTGGTTTACCGTCTGGCCCCGAGTGCCCGATCTCGTGCTTATCTTTCCAGTCTTTGTGAAATCGGTTTTTCATGTTCATAAACCAGCAAACATGGTTGAATTCTTTATTCTCTAGATTTGTCCGCCCCTTACCTTCCCACCACGCTTGACTTAATTCACGACCTATCGTCATCGCCTCGGAGAATTCAGGCTTACTTTTAATCCATTGATAAACAGTTTCCCTCGTAACACCGATCTTAACTGCGACCTCAGTTAATGACATTCCCTGCTTAAAATACTCAATAACTTCATCGCACATTTCTGCACGGTACTTAGTTTTCGGTCCACGTTTTTTTTTAACCACTCATAAACCTCGTAAATATCTGCTCAATAATCAAACCCAAAACACCTACTATCAACGTCCACTCTTTGGTTTTGCGTGACTTTTCATTTCTGATAATCGATTCCAAGTCTTTTTTTATCAGCGCGATATCTGTGTGCATGCCATTATCACCATTACCATAAATTGTATGGCGGATTGAATTAATCTCATTCCAAATAGACTCCTCCCTTCTCCGGCTCTCAGCTCGAATACTTTCTATTTTTTGTTCTTCTGGCATTTCACATCAGACATAAAAAAACCGCCTCGAAAGCGGTTTGTTGTGGGTGGGCGTTAATTTGCCCAATATCATGAAATGGCAATATACACCTTGTTTTTACGCAAAATCAAACTTTTTTTGAAGTATTGAGGCTATCCAAGATCTGGCCTTGAACAAATAATCGTCAAATAACCGGGGAGATATCTTAAAAAAACTTGATCGTTGCCTTTGATTTCTTAATCCTGAAAAATAATAAACCAAGAGTATGTTATAGGCTCTCTCATCTTCACCCCTCAAAGACTCAACCGCCCTATTCACCCGCCTCACTAAATCCAAAATATCTGGATCGGTGTAATCAACGCCCTTGGGTATTTTATGGCCGAGTTTGTTTGACGATAGTCCTCCCAATTTAATCATCTTGGCCACCACTGTTGACGATGAATATCCAGACAAACTATTTATCTTGAGATGGTAGCCTGCCCATATCTCCATTTGTTTTTTGATGTTCACAGATTATCTACATCTGGTGGTGACAAATCATTTGACAGTGCTGTATAAAAGTTATCGTCATTGTCGGGCATCCCATCCAATCCATGTTGTTTGAGTACCCAGTACAGTGCAGCCTCAATCATATACCTTGTCACAGGTTTGGGTATTGATCGCTTGCCATCACGCCATGCTCCAATGCGGCTTGTGCTGTATTGGGTGCCTAGATCCTTGTTAAGATTATCCACCGCATTTTGCAATGGCTCACCGCAATCTGTCTGTGATTTAATCCAAGACTCGACAATATTAGTCATGGTGTTGTGTTAGGTGCTCGATAACATTGGGCAGCGCAGTAAATCGCTTATCTGTTACCGCTTTGAGCTGGCCGGTAATGATACATAGCGCATCAAAATCATCGTCCTTGACAGCCTGGCCTAGTTTGCGCATTA